ATGTTCGAAAGAAAAATCATGATTACATTCCCCATCGCACGCAGTCACGGCAAAGAACTTTATATACAGGGAAAAATGGCCAACCGACACGGATTGATTGCCGGCGCCACCGGCACAGGTAAAACCGTTACCCTGAGACGCATGGCCGAAGCATTCAGTAACGAAGGCATTCCGGTATTTCTCGCCGATGTCAAAGGCGACTTATCCGGCATTGCACTTGCCGGCAACAACAGCGGAAAAATCGGCGAACGTATTCAAGAATTCCAATTGGGCGATACATGGCTGCAAAGCTTTCCCGTACGCTTTTGGGATGTATTCGGCGAAACCGGCATTCCCGTACGCGTTACCATTTCGGAAATGGGTCCCATGCTGCTTGCCCGCCTGATGAATCTGAACAACACACAAGAAGGATTACTCAATCTGGTTTTCCGTGTTGCAGACGACAAAGGATGGCATCTGATTGATTTAAAAGACCTCAGAGGCATTTTGAAACATGTTTCTGAAAACGCAGCCGAATACAGAAACCAATACGGCAACGTGTCCGCAGCCAGCGTCGGCGCCATCCAACGCCAACTGCTGACGCTTGAAAACGAAGGCGCAGGCGAATTGTTCGGAGAACCCGCTCTCAATCTGGAAGATTGGCTGCAAACAGAAGGAAAACAAGGCGTAATCAACATTCTCAACTCCGAAAAACTGATGCGTTCCCCCAGAATGTATAGCGCATTCCTACTTTGGATGTTGGCCGAACTGTTTGAAACCCTACCCGAAGTCGGCGATCTCGAAAAACCCAAATTCATCATGTTTTTTGATGAAGCCCACCTACTATTCGACAATGCCCCAACCGCTCTATTGGAACAAATCGAACAAGTGGTCCGCCTGATCCGCTCAAAAGGCGTCGGCGTATACTTCGTTACCCAAAACCCCTTGGATTTACCCGACAGCATTCTCGGACAACTAGGCAACCGCGTACAGCACGCCCTCCGCGCCTTTACCCCGCGCGACCAAAAAGCCGTTAAATCCGCAGCAGAAACATTCCGCAGCAATCCGAATATCAATGTCGTAGAAGCCATCGCAGAATTAGGCGTCGGCGAAGCATTGGTTTCTTTCCTCGATGAAAAAGGCATGCCCACACCGGTAGAACGCTCATTCATTCTTCCGCCCCAATCCAACTTAACACCCTTATCCGCAGAAGAACGTAACAGCCGATACCAAAGCGATTTACTCTACCGCCACTATAAAGACATGGTAGACAACTATTCCGCCTATGAAGCCTTAATGGAACTCGAAGCCCAACAAACCGAACAGAAACTTGCAGAGCAAGCAGCCAAAGAACAAGCCAAAACCACAGCAAACACCGCCCAATCAGATAAAGACGGCGTTGTCGGCGGCTTCTTAGGCGGCCTGTTCGGCGGACGCAAAAAAGCCAATCAAGGCATCGCCTACGATCTTGCAGATTCAGTCGGAAACCAAATCAATAAACAAGTTACACGCGCTATTTCACGAAGCGTAATGGGCGTAATTAAAAATCTAATGAAATAAATTATCTTCCTGTAACAGAGGCCGTCTGAAAATTTCAGACGGCCTTAAAAATACGCTTTATCACTGAATGTCTTATCCAACGTTTTTAAGCCGCAGACACTTTGAAAAGTAATCTATTCCAACAAAAGCCTGTCCATATCAAGCCGCACCCACATCACTGTCTCCTTACCCGCTTGTCGTCATCCGCTTGACCCTCATATCCCGTTACATCATTTGAGTATTCTATCTCGCCAACCATATAAACCAATTTGAGCAGATATACCTAAATATAACAATAACCTACTCTATAAATTCAGGTATTTTAAAACCTTGTTTAACCTTAGTGTTAAAACTTTTATCATCTCGCTTGTAGCTATCTGCTGAATTTCAACACACAGCAGCCTGAAGGTGCTGTCGGATGATAGTTTGGTTAAGCAGTTTGATAGCCGTCGAGGCGAAGATTTCGGTGCGGATAAATATGAGTACCTGCCGGATATCATATACGAGCCGACCCGCATTTATAGAGATGACAAAAAACGGAAAATCTATCTGACGAAACAGATAAAAGAATCTTGGTATTTTACCGTAATCAAATACTTGGAGAAAAACAACGAACTTTATTTGGAATCTTACAGAAGAACTGATGAGAAAAAAATGAATAGCACTTTGAAAAAATACATTAGATTGAAATAAGTGTCGGGCAAGGCTCGAAATCACTTGCACACGGTCAGAAGCCTAAGCTCGCCTGCGGTATCGAGATTCACCGCTTTTCCGACACTTGAAAACCATCATACCATGATTGAAATCAAAATAGACAATATTTTCGTGGTGCAAAACCAAATCGAGCGGCTGCAAGACGGTGTGGAAAACCGTTACAGGCTGATGGAGCGGTTGGCGGGCACCATGCACTACGCCGTGCATATGAATTTCCGCGCCGGCGGCCGCCCGAAGTGGCTGGGGCTGAAATACCGCAACGGTAAACCGCTGGTGGATAGCGGGCGGTTGCGTGACAGCGTTGTTGCCTATTCAGACAACGATACCGCCCTTGTCGGCACCAATATGGTGTATGCCGCCATCCACAACTTCGGCGGCATGGCCGGACGCGGCCGCAAAGTGAACATACCGCAGCGGGAATTTTTAACGCTGACCAACCAAGACAAACAAGACTTGATGGACGATGTACAGGATTATTTTGCCAACCTGATTAAATGATTTTTCAGACGGCCTTTAAAACGCGCTTTTTAGCGCGTTTTTTATTTGGGTAATAGGTTGGCATAGGCCGATAGGCTAAAACCAATCTGACGCGATTTTAAAAGGGGTTTAAACGGGGTTTGAAATGCGGTGCGGGATTTGAAGCGCGTCCACTCTTTTCGGCATGGCTGTTGAGCTGAAAATGACAGCATCGCAAAAAGGATGTGCAACATGCCCCAAAACAGATTAACGCTTGCCGCATGCAGTTTCGAGGTGCAGCCGCGCGACGGCCGCATCCAGTTGCTGCCTTACGGTGAGTTTAGAGCGATTGACGGCCGCCCCCACGATGTGCCCGCTTGGTATCTGACCGAAGAAAACGGCCGCGACGTGGTGGAGCTGGCCAATGCCTCGCGCAATCAGCTGGTGGTCGATTACGAGCACCAAACCCTGCACAAGGAAAAAAACGGCCAGCCCGCACCCGCCGCCGGTTGGATGCGCTGGCTGGAGTTTACCCCCAAAGGCTTGTTTGCCGATGTGGAGTGGACGGATAAAGCGGCAGCGGCCATTGCCGCCAAAGAATACCGTTATATCTCGGCGGTGTTTAGCTACGACACCAAGGGCTATGTGCGCAAGATTTTCCACGCCGCGCTGACCAATTACCCCGCGTTAGACGGCATGGATGAAGTGTTGGCGGCAGCGTCGGCACAATTTTTTAAACCCCAAACGGAGCAAAACCAGATGAAAGAGTTGTTGCAACAACTGCTCGGCCTGTCGCAGGCAAGCGACGAGCAGATTACGGCGGCGTTAACCGCAATCTTGGCGGCCAAACCGAAAAACGTTGCCTTATCTGCCGACCTGTTTAAAGAGCTGGCCGACAAAGACAGCAAAATCGCCGCCTTGTCCGCCCAGCCGGCAGGCCAACCCGACTTGACCCGATACGCGCCGGTGTCGGTGGTGCAGGATTTGCAAAGCCAAATCGCCGCGCTGACCGCCGAGCGCAACGCCGATAAAGGCAACGAGCTGATTACTGCCGCATTGGCCGCAGGCAAGCTGCTGCCCGCGCAGAAGGCATGGGCGGAGGGCGTGCTGAAACAAGAAGGCGGCTTGGCCTTTTTAACCGGCTTTATCGAAAACGCGCAGCCGGTAGCGGCTTTGGCCGGTACGCAAACCGCAGGCAAAGAGCCGGGCGAGAATGTGGTGGCATTGACCGCAGAAGAGGAAAAAGCTGCTGAAATGCTCGGCATGAGCCATAAAGAATATGCCGAAATCAAAAAGAAAGAAGGTAAACAATGAATAAAACCGAAATTTTAAAAGCGATTACTGCCGCTTTCCGACAAGAATTTCAGCGCGGTTTGAGTACGGTTGAGTCGACTTACCAAACCATTGCCATGACTATCCCATCGAATACCGCCACCAATACTTACGCGTGGTTGGGCAAATTCCCGAAAATGCGTGAGTGGGTCGGTCAGCGTGTGGTCGAAAGAATGCAAACCGAGGCCATGAGTTTGGCCAACAAAAAATACGAGGCAACGGTTGGCGTAGAGCGTACCGACATTGAGGACGACCAAGTCGGCGTTTACCGCCCGCTGATGGCAGAGATGGGCGAATCTGCCGCCGAGCTGCCCGACCGTTTGGTTTGGGAATTGCTCAAAAAAGGTAAATCCACTTTGTGCTATGACGGCCAATACTTTTTCGACACAGATCATCCGGTATTTGAAAAATCCGACGGCACCGGCCAAAACACGCCCGCCGCAAACATTACCACCGGCACCGATAACAATGTGCCGACATGGTATGTGATTGACGATACCCGCACGGTTAAGCCGCTGGTATTCCAAACACGCACCGAGCCGGAGTTTGAGACTAAGTTTGACCCGTCCAAGTCCGACAAAGTGTTTATGGAGGATGTGTATGTTTACGGTGCGCGCCGCCGCTGTGTGGCCGGTTTCGGTTTGTGGCAGCTGGCGCATATGGCCGAAAAAACCGCGTTGAACAGAGCCAACCTGCAAAAAATTATTACCACCATGCGCCGCCTCAAATCCAACGGCGGCTATGCCCTCAATATCAAGCCTAGCCTGCTGGTGGTGCCGCCCGAGTTGGAGGACGCGGCCCGCGAGCTGTTGGAAGCCGAAAAAATCAACGGTACGACCAACACCTTTAAAGGCCGTCTGAAACTGCACGTATCGGTGCACCTGTAAACCAACCTTGATTTTTCAGACGGCGTTTAAACCTGTTTTAAAGGCCGTCTGAACGGAGACCTGACTATGGCAAACCCAAAAAAAGACACCCCCGTCGAATCTGTAACCCAACCCGACCCGCAAGACTTTAGCGTCGAGGCGGCGCTCAAGCAAGAGCTGGATAAGGCGCAGGCCGAACTATCCGCCTTAAAGGAGCAATTGGCCGCTGCCGAATCTGCAAAAGCCGCCGCCGAGCGCGAACTGGAAGCATTGCGCAAACAGGCCGATAAGCCTGCGAAGTCCGGCAACCCGAATAAGAGACTGGTGCGCACGGCATCGGGGCGCGAGTTTTGGCGTGCCGGTGAGAAATTTGACGGCGAGTGGCGCGAGATCGACCGCACCGTGATTGGCGACGAGGCGTGGCAGCGCATTATCGACGAGCCGGCCCTGCAAACCCAAGAGGCGTAAATCATGGCTTATGCGGTGATGGCGGATATGGTGGCGCGGTTTGGCGAGCTGGAGGTTATCCAGCTGACCGACCGCAACCAAGACGGCTATATCGACGAGGACGTGGCGGCAGTGGCACTGGCCGATGCCACCGCAGAAATAGACGCTTATCTGGGTCGGTTTAAACGTCCGTTTACCGATGTGCCGCCCATCCTCAAGCGCTTGTGTTGCGATATCGCCCGCTACCGCCTTACCGCCGCCAACGGCGTGCTGATTACCGACGAAATCCGCAACCGCTACAAAATCGACGTGCTCGACCTGCTGCGTGCTATGGCCAAAGGCGAAGTGCAGCTGGGCGTGGACGAAAGCGGCGAAGAAGTGGCCGCGGGCGAAGACGGTATTGTGTTTGTAAACGGTAAAAATAAGGTGTTCGGGCGTGATCACTGATATTGAGCAAGCGGTAACAGACCGTCTGAAACGGGGCTTGGGTCGCATGGTGCGCACGGTTAAAAGCTACAACGGCGAGGCCGACGACTTGGCCGGGCAAATCCATACGCTGCCTGCGGTTTGGGTAACATATGGCGGCAGCAAGATTGAGCCTGCCAGCACCGGCGGCGTATGCGGACGCTATCAGGATACCGCCGAATTTGTGGTGATGGTAGCGGCCCGCAATCTGCGCAACGAGCAGGCGCAGCGGCAAGGCGGCATCGACAGCCGTGAAATCGGCAGCAACGATTTAATCCGCGCCGTGCGCCGCCTGCTTGACGGCCAGCGGCTCGGTTTTGCCGATAGCCGCGGCTTGGTGCCCAAAGCGGTGCGCGCCATTGCCAATCATGTGTTGGTGCAAAACGCCGCGGTAAGCATATATGCGGTTGAGTATGCCATCCGCTTTAACACCTGCGGATTGGAAAACGACCGCTACCCCGAACGCACCGACAATCCCGACGACCCCGACCATATCTTTACCAAGTATCAGGGTACATTGAGCGAGCCGTGGCCTGATTTCGAGGGATTGGACGGCAGAATTTACGACGCGCAATCCACCGGTGAAATCCCTGTAAACCTAACCATTAAGGACAAGCAATGAGCAAAATCAAAGTAGCGGCGGCAGACGGCCTGCGTGTGCCGGCCGAGCACAACCCGCACGAGTATATCGGCCAAGAGCCGGTGGAAGTGGACGGCAGCCTGTATTACCAACGCATGATTGACGACGGTGATTTGGTGGTGGTCGAAGATACCGCCCCAAATACCAAAACCCGCAAAGCCAAGGGAGAGTAATGATGCCCCATATTGATTTTGACACGATTCCGGGCAGCATCCGCGTGCCCGGGCAATACATCGAATTTAACACCCGAAATGCGGTGCAAGGCTTGCCGCAAAATCCGCAAAAGGTATTGATGGTTGCCCCCATGCTGACCGCGGGCAGACAGCCCGCCTTAGAGCCGGTGCAACTGTTTAGCGATGCCGAGGCGGCCGATTTGTTCGGGCAAGGCTCGCTGGCGCATTTGATGGTGCGCCAAGCGTTTGCCAACAACCCTTATTTGGATTTGACCGTTATCGGCATTGCCGACCACAGCGCAGGCGTGCAGGCAACCGCAACCGTTACCCTTTCCGGCACGGCCACCGCGCCGGGCGTGGTGGAAATCACGATTGGCGGCAAGCAGGTAAGCACGGCCGTTAACACCGGCGAGACCGCCGCCACAGTGGCAGGCCGTCTGAAAACCGCCATCACTGCGGCCGATGTAACCGTTACCGCATCCGGCAGCGGCGCAGCCGTGACGTTGACAGCCAAACACAAAGGCGAGATCGGCAACGAGAGCGGCTTAACCGTGAGCACCGGCAATACCGGCCTGACTTATCAAGCCAATGCCTTTAGCGGCGGCGCCAAAAATGCGGACATTGCCACGGCCTTGGCCAAAGTGGCGGGCAAGCATTATCACATTATTTGCAGCCCGTTTAGCGATGACGCCAACGCCAAAGCCTTGAGCAACCATATTACCAACGTATCCAATGCCATCGAGCAGCGCGGCTGTATCGGCGTATTGGGTATGAGTGCGACCTTGAGTACGGCCACCACCTCTACCGGCAAAATCAACGACGGCCGCATTACCTGCGCTTGGTACAAAGGCGCGGTAGAGCCAAACGGCATCATTGCCGCAGGTTATGCGGCGGTGTTGGCCTTTGAAGAAGACCCTGCCAAGCCGCTGAACACGCTGGAAATCAAAGGGCTGGCCGTTACACCTGATGCGCAATGGCCGCTGTTTGCAGAGTGCAACAATGCGCTGTACAACGGCTTGACGCCGCTGACTGTGGTCAATAACCGCGTGCAGATTATGCGTGCCGTATCCACCTACACCAAATCGGCCAATAACACCGACGACCCGGCACTACTCGACATTACCACCATCCGCACGCTGGATTATGTGCGCCGCAGCGTTAAAGAGCGCATTGCCCTGCGTTTCCCGCGCGACAAATTGAGCGACCGCCTACTGCCCAAGGTTAAGAGCGAGATTTTGGACGTATTGATCAAGCTCGACCAAGCCGAAATCATCGAAAACGCCGAAGCCAATAAAGGCAAGCTGGTGGTGGCGCGTGCGCAAAACGACCCCAACCGCGTGAATGCCATCATCCCCGCCGACGTGGTCAACGGCCTGCATGTGTTTGCCGGGCGCATTGATTTGATTTTGTAACCCTTTTCAGACGGCGTTTAAACCTGTTTTAAAGGCCGTCTGAAACCTTAAAAAAGGATAAAACATGAGCGATGCAACTTATGCCGGCGCGGTGATTATGGAAGTTAACGGCCGCGATATCGAGATTGTGAGCATCAAGCCGCAAACCACCACCGGCCGCAAGCCGGTCAAAACGATGAACCGCAACGGCCGAGTCAACGGTTATTGTGACGGCGTAACCGAACACAAATTAAGCGTTACCGCCGCCATTCCGCTTGACGGCCGCGCCGTGGATTGGGACAACATCACCAAAGCCAAAATTACCATCTACCCCATCAACCAAGACGATAAGCGTACCTCTTATCTCGACTGCTTTACGGTTGAGACCAGCGAGCAATACGAGACCGACAACGAGGCGCGTATCGATATCGAGATGGTGGCGCTGCACAAAATCACGGAGTAACGCCGCATGAAACACGAGATTGATTTGGTGTGGGGCCTGCCCTTGCCGGGCGGCGGTGTGGCCAAACGTGCCGCACTGCGGCCGCTGACCATCGGCGGCGAACTGCGCGCGCAGGCGGCATTGGAAGATATGGATTTGGGCGAAGCGCAAAGCGAAAGCGGCAAAGCCCGCGCCCTGATGACTGAAACCTTGGCTTATTGGGCGGAGCAGCTTACCGTTGAGGGCATCGCACCCGAGCAGCTAACCGCCGAATACCTGGCGGAAAACCTCACCGGCGAAGACTACGGCATCATCTTAGCCGCACAGGACGACCTGCGGGCAAAATACACCGCCGCTGGGGCAAACCCCGGGAACACCACGGCGGCCGCCGAAAAACCGAGTCCCGAAACTACCGAAACTGCCACCGCAATTACCGACAATCCGTCATCTTGATGGCCAAAGCGGGCATATCCGCCGATGCCGTGGCCGGTATGTGCCATGCCGAGCTGCTGGCTTGGTTTGGAGACATCTTGGACAGCTTGGGCGTTAAAAAGCCTACGGATGACGGAGTGATTATCTCGAGGCGGTTGCCTAAGCCGAAAGTATAAAAAATGGAAATTAAAAGACAAATCGAAGAATTATCACCAAACAACAAAATCATTTTGCGTGAAATTGTGTTGGAAAACGCCCGAAACGGAAGGGTTTTCGGGCATTTGGAATTGGAGTTGCTGATTATTTGTCTGCTGGAGACTGAAGACGGACAAAAAGGCGGGGATCAAACTCGCCGCTATATCCATGCAAGAGTGATTCCCAACGGGCTTGAAGCTCCTTAAATCCCGATTCAAACAGCCTTTAAACCATAATTAACCGTGAGTTAATGTGAGTTTAAAGGCTGTTTTTTTATGGCAAACGGATTAATGAAATTGGTGTTGTCGCTGATCGGGCGGGATGACGGCGCAAAGCGGCTTTTGGCCGAAACCGAGCGGCAGTTGCAGCGCACGGCCACATCTCGTATGCAGATGGCCCGAGCGCATAAACCTTATGAAATAACAGGCATCCGCTCTGAAAAGGCGATACAGCGCGAAATCAAACTTACCGAGGCGGCATACAACCGCCTCAAGCGCAGCGGCACGGCTACACAAAACGATTTGGCGCGTGCGACGAAAGCACATAAACAACGTATTGCCGAATTAAATGCAGAGTTGGGTAAAAGCTCGAAACTGCAAAAAGGTATGGCTATCGGCGGGGCTGCACTTGCTGCGGGCACGGCGGCCTATGCCGTGCTTAAGCCTGCGATGGACGACAAAATGCAGCTTAATGCCAACATCAATCAAGTGGCCCGCCAAGCATTTATCGAAGACGAGAGCAAGTCGGCTCAATGGATTGCCACAAAAGGCGCGGAGGAAGTGAAAAAGTTGGCTTTGGATTTAATTAAGTCCAACGGCGGCAATGCCGATTCGGCATTAGGCATGATCAGTGCCATGATGACCAACGGCATGAGCTTTGCGGAGGTTAAAGAGGATGCCAATACCTCGTACGCTGCCATGATGGCCGCCAGCGAAAACGGCCAATACAACCCGGACGACACAGCAAAACTGATGAAAGTGCTTAAAGATGCCGGTTTTAAAGGCAAAGACTTGGCTTTGGCATTTGAGCACGCTCTACAGTCGGGCTTGGACGGCAACTTTGAAATTACCGATATGGTGCGCGAGTTACCCGCCCTACTGCCTATTGCGCAGCAAGCCGGTTTAACGGGCATGCAGGGCTTTGACTATTTGTTGTCGCTACTGCAGTCCGCCGCCGGAAAATCAGGCTCAAACAGCGAAGCCGCCAATAATGTAAGCAACATGTTAAACAAAACCTTGTCTGCGGATACGGTCGGCCGCTTATCAAAGTTGGCCAATCCATCGTCACCTGGTAAAGGTATCGACTGGGAGGGGTCGGTGTTGCGGGGTAAGGCCAACGGCGAGAATGCAGTACAGGTGTTAAGCCGTTTGGTTGAGGCCATGCTTAAAGAAGACAAAGAGTATGCCGGATACAAGGCCAGAGCCGAAAAAGGCGATAAGGTGGCTGCCGAGCAAATGAATATGATGCGGGGTTTTGTTTTGTCGAAGGTAATGCCTGATTTGCAGGCCAAACAAGGTTTGTTGGCTGCAGCAGATATAGAGCAAATCGAAAAGTTTATGAAAAACTTAGCCGGTATTACCCATGAAAACGGCAAAGTGGAAAAGCTCAATCAGGCGCGTATGGCAACCGATGCGGCGCAGCAGGAGCGCAATAAGGCGATAGCCTTGATTGAGGAGGGTGTTACGCAACCGTTGATTAGTTTTCAGACGGGCTTAACCAGCTTGTCCGCAGAGTTTCCCAATACGACGCTGGCCACCAAAGCGTTGGCCGCTGCCGCCACTGCCGCCGCCGGTGCTTTGGGTTTGGTGGCAATGGCAAACGGCAAGGGGTTGGGGGATTTTCTGCCGGGGAAAAAAGGCGGAGGTATCGCGCCGAAAGGTGCGGCGGGCAGCTTTTGGGGAAAATGGGGCAGTAAACTGCTTGGTGCAAAAGCAAGTGTCGGCGCAGGCTTACTGTTTTATTCCGAGGGCCTCAATAAGGGTGAGGGCGAACGTATGGAAGCCATGCGTCAGGCATACCGCACGGGAAAACCTTATTTACCGGTGCAACCGCAGCCGCGTTTGCGTGCCGAACCCTTGCAACCCTTAAAGCCGCTCGAACCCCTTAAACCCGCCGAGCCGCTTGCGCCCGTCATTACCCGGCAAACCGCCGCTTATCAAGCCGCGATTACCCAGCAAACCGCCGCTTACCAAGCCGCGCTGAATGAGGATACGGCGGCGGTAACGGGCGGGCTGAATCAAATTAACGGCACGCTGGCGGCGGCCAACCAAACCATCAACAACAATATGACGGTAACGCTTGACGGGCGCGTGATCGCCCACGAGGTATCGCGGTATCAAGTGGCCATGTTCGGCCGTGGAGCGGGTCAATAATGAGCGGATGGCATACCTTATTGCAGGACGCATCTTACAAGGGCGTCGGGTTTGATATTGAGGCTGTGGACGAGAGCAACGGCAAGGCATTGGCCGAGCATGCGCGGCCGTTTGTGCAGGGTATCGACCTTGAGGACATGGGCACGACCGGGCGGCAGGTGCAGATTAATGCGGTGTTTTGGGGCAAGGGCTATGCAGGCCGTCTGAAAAAGCTGCTGGATGCGCTGGAGCAGCCGGGCGGCGGCGTGCTGGTGCACCCTGTTTGGGGGCGGATGCACAACATGATTGCGGCATCATGGAGCTACCGCCATGAGGCCGATTATGTGGATTATGCCGGCATCGATATTACTTTCCACGAGGCGGCCGAAGCGCAGGAAATCTTTGTTTTTGAAAACGCCTTTTTGGTCGAGCTTGAGGCATTGATTGCCGATATCGATACCTACCGCGAGGCGGCTATCGGCTTTATTGATGCGGTGTTGGCGGTGGATGCGGGCGTATCGGCTTTATGGGGCAGCGCGCTGGGCATTTGGAGTGCGGCATCGGGTACGTTTGGCGCGGTGCGCCGTTTGTTTGATTTGGACAAAATCGCCTTTCCCGACCGCGGCGGATACAGCGCAGCGGCGTTTAAAAGCGGCTCGGCCAAGTTGTTTGCCGATATGGCGGTTATGGTGGATACCGGCATACGCCGTGAGGCGGGTTTGGCCGATGATGCCATGCACCATGCCGGTTGGTCGCCGCGGCAGCGGTTTGACGGGGCTGCGGCTGTTGCCGACCGTGCCGCCGCTATCCCTGATAATTTGCTGACCGGCCGTTTTTCAGACGGCCTGCAAAGCCGCTTGAACCGTTTAACCGCCAAACAAGTGCAGCCGGTAGCGCAAGCGGTGCGCCTGTTGTCTACGGCATCGCTGTTGTCGGTGGCAACGGCATTAATCGAGGCGCATGGCGAAGAGATGACTGCGCCCGATTTGATTGGGGTTAACCGCGCCATGCGCCGCCGTATGCAGGCCGAGATTGCCGCCTTGCGGGCGGTGCAGACCGCTGCTGCCGAGTCCGGCACTCTGACGGCCAACGCCGTGTATACCGAGGCTTACCAAACGGCAGAATCCCTGCGCGCGGCGGCAGGCCGTCTGAATGCGTTGGTTGCGGCGGCCATCAACCAAAAACCGCCGCTGATTGTGCGCCAAGCCCCAATCGACGGCACGATACACCAAATCGCCCACGAGTTTTACGGCGATATCGGCCGCGCAGCAGAGCTGGTGCGGCTCAATCCCCATATCCACCACCCCGCGTTTATCAAGCGCGGCACTTTGGTCAACAGCTATGCAAAATAATTCATACGGCTATGCCGTGTCGGTGCGCGTGGGCGGTAAAGAGCACCGCCACTGGGAGCGCTACGACATCGACAGCGACTTTTTAATTCCCGCCGACAGCTTCGATTTTGCCATCGGCAGGTCGGGGCCGGAAGCGGCCATACCCGATTTGAGCGGCGAAACCTGCGAAGTGGTGATAGACGGCCAAACCGTGATGACGGGCATTATCGGCAGCCAGCGCCACGGCAAAAGCAAGGGCAGCCGCGAGTTGAGCTTGAGCGGGCGTGATTTGGCCGGTTTTTTGGTGGATTGCTCCGCGCCGCAGCTCAATGTTAAGGGCATGACGGTATTGGATGCGGCTAAAAAGCTGGCCGCGCCGTGGCCGCAGATTAAAGCGGTGGTGCTTAAGGCGGAAAACAACCCCGCTTTGGACAAAATCGATATCGAGCCGGGCGAAACCGTGTGGCAGGCATTAACCCATATCGCCAACTCGGTCGGGCTGCATCCGTGGCTGGAGCCGGACGGCACGTTGGTGGTGGGCGGGGCGGATTACAGCAGCCCGCCGGTGGCGACATTGTGCTGGAGCCGCACCGACAACCGCCGCAATATCGAGCGCATGGACATTGAGTGGGATACCGACAACCGCTTTTCTGAGGTTACTTTTTTGGCGCAATCGCACGGCCGCAGCGGCGATAGCGCCAAACACGATTTAAAGTGGGTGTACAAAGACCCGACGATGACGCTGCACCGCCCCAAAACGGTGGTGGTGTCTGATGCCGACAATTTGGCCGCGCTGCAAAAGCAGGCTAAAAAGCAGCTGGCCGACTGGCGGCTGGAGGGATTTACACTCACGATAACCGTGGGCGGCCATAAAACCCGCGACGGCGTATTGTGGCAACCGGGCCAACGTGTGCATGTGATCGACGACGAGCACGGTATCGATGCGGTGTTTTTTCTGATGGGGCGGCGGTTTATGCTTTCGCGCATGGACGGCACGCAAACCGAGCTGCGGCTCAAAGAGGACGGCATTTGGACGCCTGACGCCTACCCCAAAAAAGCCGAGGCGGCGCGCAAGCGCAAAGGTAAGCGCAAAGGCGTGAGCCATAAGGGCAAAAAAGGCGGCAAAAAACAAGCAGAAACGGCGGTGTTTGAATGAGTTTGAGCAAATTGGCTAAAAAAACGGCACAAACTGCTAAAAACATAGGCGAAACCCTGCGCGCCGCCTTCCGCGGCAAAATCACGCTGGTGGTGTCGTCCGAGCCGATACAGCGCGTGCAGTTGAGCGGCTTGGCTGACGAAACCCTGCAAGACCTTGAGCATTTGCAGGAATACGGCTTTGCCAGCCACCCGCCCGACGGCAGCGAAGCGGTAGTGATACCGCTGGGTGGTAATACATCGCACGGTGTGATTGTGTGCAGCCAGCACGGCAGTTACCGCATTAAAAACCTTAAGCCCGGCGAGACGGCGATTTTTAATCATGAGGGTGCAAAAATCGTGATTAAGCAGGGCAAAATCATTGAGGCCGATTGCGACGTGTATCGGGTTAACTGCAAACAATACGAGGTTAATGCGGCCACGGATGCCAAATTTAACGCGCCATTGGTGGAGACCAGTGCGGTGTTGACGGCGCAAGGCCAAATCAACGGCAACGGCGGCATGGCCGTCGAGGGCGGCGACGGCGCCACCTTTAGCGGCGATGTTAACCAAACGGGCGGCAGCTTTAACACCGACGGCGACGTGGTGGCCGGCGATATATCGTTGCGCTGGCACTCGCATACCGACAGCATCGGCGGCAAAATCTCGCCGGCGGAACCGGCATAGACAAGCAGACCTTTGGCAGCCTTCGGGCTGCTTTTTTTACGGCGCAGGCTTGAAGCCCGTGCACTCCGAGAGGCCGTCTGAACACGGCAAAATGCCAACATGGACAAAGAGCTAAACCCCCGCACCGGCGACTATACCGGCCACACCGTCGATACGCTGCAAAATGCCGTGTACATCCGATTGATGACACCGTTGGGCAGCTGGTGGGCAGATAAAACGCTCGGCTCGCTGTTGCATTTGTTGCAGCGCGAAAAAGACCTGCAACGGGTCAGCCTGTTGGCCGAGCAATATGCCGATGAGGCACTGCAACCGATTGTTAAGAGCGGGCGTGCCGACAAGATTACCGTGCGTGCAGAGCAGCCGCACGACGGCCGCCTGATCCTGCATATCCGGGTGGATACGGCGGCGGGCGGGTTTGATTACCGCCACGAAGTGCCCGTGATTTAAAGAGGTTTTAAACGTGTTTGAAACGCCGACATTTGAGCAAATCCGCGAGCGTATCCTGCGCGATACCAAAAGCCTGTGGCCGGATGCCGATATCAGCCCCGACAGCGACCATTATGTGCACGCCAGCCGTTTGGCCAGCTGCGCCGAAGGGCAATATGCGCATCAAGGCTGGATTGTGCGGCAGATTTTCCCGGATACGGCCGACCGCGAGTATTTGGAGCGGCATGCCTCCATGCGCGGTTTGCGCCGCCGCAATCCGACCACAGCCAGCGGCACGCTGACTGTAAGCGGCATTGCCCAATCCGTGCTTTCAGACGGCCTGCAAGTGCGTATCGGCCAGCGTTTTTACCGCACTACCGCCCGCGCCGTTATCGGCAGCGGCGGCACGGCGGAAGTACCGGCAATCGCCGAAGAGCCGGGCGCGGCCGCCAATGTACGCGACGGCGAGGCGCAACTGATGGCCGCTCCCGCCGGCGTGGCCACCGAATGCCGCCTTACCGTGCAAGGCGGCACCGACCGCGAAAGCGATGCCTCGCTGCTGGCGCGGCTGCTGGAAATCATCCGCCGACCGCCAGCAGGCGGCAACCGTTACGACTATAAAAACTGGGCGTTGAGTGTCGACGGCGTTACCAGCGCATACGTTTATCCGCTGCGCCGCGGCTTGGGCACGGTGGATATTGCGATTACCTCCGCCGATGGTGTGCCGTCGGAAGAAACCGTGCAGCGTGTGCAGGCTTATATCGACGAGATGCGCCCGGTAACGGCAAAAAATGCGCTGGTACTCAAGCCAACCGTAACGGCGGTGCCTGTTACCGTGCAAGTCAAGCTCCACGGCATCGACTTGGCCGAGGCCAAACGCCGCATACAGACGGCCCTAAACGAATATTTTGACACCTTGATCCCCGGCGACGGCCTGACCGTGTCGCAAATCGAGGCGGCTGTCAGCAATACGGAGGGCGTGATCGACCGCCGTCTGATCACGCCGACGGCCAACCGTGCCGCCGATACGGTTAACCGCATCGAGTGGTTTAAAGCGGGCGCGATTAATGTAACGGAGATGCCGTCATGAGCTATCAAGACATCTTGCGGGGCCTGTTGCCCCCCGTGTCGTATGCCCGCAATGCCCCGCGTGTGCGGGCGCAGGCAGAAATAGACGGCGCAGCGCTGGATGCGGTGGCGGAATCGGCTCAAAGCGTTGCCGATGCCGTCGACCCGCGCAGTGCCGGCCAAATGCTGGCCGATTGGGAGCGCGTATTAGGTTTGGACGGTACGGGCAAAAACCGCCAGCGCCGTGTGTTGGCGGTCATGGCCAAGCTAAACGAAACAGGCGGCTTGAGTATCCCTTATTTCGTGCGTTTGGCCGAGGCGGCGGGCTATCAAATCCAAATCGACGAACCGCAACCGTTCCGTGTCGGTGTCAACCGTGCGGGCGACCGTCTTGCGCCGCAGGAAATCATGTGGGTGTGGCACGTTAACGTGCGCGGCGGCAACAACCGCATTACCCGATTCCGCGCCGGTATCTCGGCGGCGGGCGACAGGTTGACCGATTACGGCGATGCCGTGATTGAGACCGTTATCCAAGATTTAAAACCCGCACATACCGCAGTGCGATTTACTTATGAGGCATAGACAATGCACGCTATCGATACCCCCGATAAACAGTTTAAAGACGGCAACGGTACCAGCGAGCTGGGCACCATCCTGCCCGCATGGTGGCTTAATCAGGTGCAGGGCGAGATATTGGCTGTGTTGACGGCCGCAGGTATCCATCCCAATAAAGCCAAAACCAACCAACTCGCCGAGGCAATAAACAGGTTATTTGTCGGACAAGCCGGTGATCAGGATATAGCCGGCGAAAAAACCTTTACCAGCCTGTTAACCGCCGGACGTGCCGAGCATTGGGGCAAGATACGCATGCCCGTGCAGGGCGGCGGGCATTGGTTTCTCGAAGCTAATCCGCAATCCGTTTTTTCAGATGGCAGCACACTTAAATTTAACATTAAGTACGAGCAAACAAGCGGGCAAGTTCGGTATATACATTTCCCGGAGTTGGGCAATCTTAACCGCACAGTTGCATATCAAGATTGGGTAATTGCCCGTATTGGAGGTGTCGAGAGCAGTGCCGTTAAGACTGCGGGCAACCAAACCGTAGGCGGCCGCAAAACCTTTTCGGAAAGTGCCGACTTTTCCCGCGGCCTGAGAATATCTGGCAGTGGACAAGACCAATGGTTTCAGTTGGGCTTTTCGACTGTAGCCGCATTTTTAAAAAATCCGGTGAGTAATAAGGAGCTTCGGCTGGGTAACGATGGCGTGCTGAGTTACCAAGGAGACAAAATCCTGCTGTGGTCCGACCGCCGCGACGCTGTCGATTTGGCCAACAGCCAAACCGTTGCCACCTCGCAGGCCGTTAAGACGGTCAACGACAAGGCAGAGCAGGCCGCGCCGCCGGGTACGATTGTTGCTTACTCTGGCACAACTGCGCCGCCGGGCTGGCTCAAATGTAACGGTGCCAACGTCAGCCGCGCCACCTATGCCGCTCTGTTTGCCGTTATCGGCACGACATACGGCGCGGGCGACGGCAGGACGACATTTACGCTCCCCGATATCCGTAACGAGTTTATCCGCGGCCTGGATGACGGCAGGGGGTTGGACAGCAGTCGTGCATTAGGCTCCAAACAGACGGCGCGACTACCGCAACACTCGCACGGCGTCGGTTTTATGATTGGCGATGATATGAGATTTGCTAAGGCCAGTGTGAATTACAACATTGACAGCGGTAAAGATTTTTACTTGTCGGCAGGGGCAAACAGCACTACCAGCGTGGAGCGATATAGCGGCAACGGACAGCGCGTCGAGACCATTGCCACCTATGGCATGACGGGTGATTTGGCTCCGTCAAATATCGCAGAGTTGTACATCATTAAAATTTAACGAGGTTATAAAATGACAATACAATGGAAAAAACCCGTCTGCCAATTAGATTCAGACGGCCTGTATCTCGGACAAAACGAGGCCGATTTAGACATCAACGCCCGCGACGGCAGCTACATTATCCCCGGCGGCTGCATCGACGTGGAGCCACCCGAAAACCGAGACGGCCACGCCGCACGCTGGACGGGCGAGGCATGGGAATACATCCCCGACCATCGCGGCAAGACGGCATACCAAACCGCCGACGGCCAAGCCGTGATGGTCGTTACCGCAGGCGGGCTTTCAGACGGCCTCACGTTTACCGCACCGCCGAGCCATTGGCACACATGGGACGGCAAGCAGTGGGCGTTGGCGGAGCAGGATGCCGCCGAGTGGCTGGCGCAGGCCAAAGCGGCCAAGCTGGCGGAGATTAACGCCGCCGCGCAAAGCTATGTATGCCATCTGTCAAAATCCAACGATGTGCCCGAATTTGAGCGGCAGACATGGCCGCTGCAAGCCAACGAGGCTTTGGCGTGGGAACAAGATCCAAGTACAGACACCCCGCTGTTGGCGCAGATTGCCGCTGCACGCGGTTGTGATTTGGACGGTTTGCGCGGCAAGGCGCTGGCCAAAGCCAAGCAGTTTGCCGCCTTGTCGGCAACGGTGGCCGGCCGGCGTCAAGCCTATGCCGACCGTTTGGACGCGGCGCAGGAGGTGGCGGCGGTAGCGGCCATCGAGCCTGTTTACCAATTGCCCCAAGAGGCCGTCTGAAATGCGTAAGCTGTCTTTGGATGTGGCGGCTTATGCCTACCAAGTCGCCATCTCTGCCGACCAGCTGCTTAATGCGGTGTTGGGCGGGTTTGCCGACGAGACGCTAAGCAGCCGCATATACCGCAACAGCACTTTGGCGGACAAGCCGCGCCGACGTTGGCGCGCGGCCAAGTGCGCGGTCAATGCCCTGTTTTTTTGGCAGGCCGACCATTGCCGCGGTGCGTACAACAGCGAGCGCGTGCGGCGGCATATGCACGGGCATTTTAAGGAGTAATCATGCCGCCGGTTAAAAATCTCAACTTATATAGAGGCGACACCCATTATTTTGAGTTTGTGCTGTCGGGCTTGGGCGATGTGGGGGGCGCTACGGTGGTGATGGATATTGTGCCGGGCAACGGCGGCCAAGTGCTTAAGCCTAAGCTGACGGTGCGCGGTCAGGTGGTCGAGGTGTTGTTTGATTCCCGGCTTACCCATGACTTGACGTGGCAGCTGGGTAATTATGATATGCGCGCCATTTGGGGCGGCGTGGTCAAAACGATTGCCAAGGGCACGGTCACCATCAGCCAGTCTGTTACGCCGGTATCCGACCGGCTTGGCGAAGGCGGCAGCGTGCGCCGTGAGGCGGTGTTGTTGTCGGCGGGTGAGCCGCCAATCAGTATTTTGCCGGGCTTGTCGCCGGAGGATGCGGAGCAGCGTATTGCCGCCGTCGAGCGGCGGTTGGACGAGCTGGGCGCGGCCGTGGCCGATGCCGAGGAGAGTCCGGAGGTGGCAAGGTTGTTGGATACGGTGCAGCAGCTGCAGACGCAACTGCAGCAAGCCTTGTTAACCGGCAATGCCGATGTCGGCCAAATCCGCCGACAATTGGCGGCGGTCGAGACGGCCTTGGCCCAATCGGGCGGCTTGGAGGCCAGATTGCAGGCTTTGGAGAGCGGCAAGCAGCAGGCAGAAGTGCTGGCGGTCGAGCTGGCCAGCCTTAAGCAGCAGTTGGCGGATAAGGTGCAATCGAGTGCCATTGACGAGTGCAAACAGCTGATCCGCCAAGCCCAATCCGACTTGGAGCAGCGCTTGCGGCAATTGCAGTCGGGCGGCCAAGTGAGCAGCTCGGAGATTGCCGCGCTGGATCAGCGGGTGCAGCAGCTGGAGACGCAATTGCGCGAGTTGCAGCGGGCGGCGTTGGCCGGCAACCAAGTCGGCAATCCCGAGGCGGTCGCCCAATTGCAGCAGCGTATTGAGGCGGTGGAGACGCAGCTGGCCAAGATTGCGGCGTTGGAGGCGGATATCCAGCAGCTGCGCGGCCGGCTCAACAAGCCCAAGATGGAGCGTATCCACTTGCGGCAGGATGTGTGGTCCAACGGCGGTTATCCTTGGACAACCGTACAGTTTGCCAACAGCTATACCCAGCCGGAGTTGAGCTATCAGATCGTGCACAAGTCTTTAAACGTGAGCTTTTTGGAGCTTAATTACTGTAATTTGACGGGCAGCAGCGTACAAATCCGGTCCAATTTCAAGTTTGAGAGCATTGATGTGGATTATGTGGTGCATTTGACCGTTAGAGAGGGAGCGGACGTGTAGGGATAGAGATAAGGAGGGACGGCGGCGTGCCGGTGTTCGCAGCACCGACACGCCAGCCAAAGCAGGTTAAGTCTGCATTGACATCAAGGCCGCCTTGCTTGTACAAGCGGCGGGGATTATAACTTACTTAAGTAGATGCAGTATGATTTTTTATCGCGAGTTGCGCTGTCCTGCCTGCGGCAAATTGTTGGCTAAAGGCAGCGGCAGTATTCAAATCAAGTGCCATCGTTGCAAAAAGATTAGCACTTTCCGTTAGTTATCAAGCAGAGTGCCCGGAGCATCATTATTAACCGTTTGCGAGCACCTTTAAGAGTGCCGGAGGTCGATATGATGCCTAAGTACCACGCTAAGGCGCCCCTCCCTTTTGTGGGGCAAAAACGTAATTTTATTAAGCATTATTTAGGGGTCTTGGATAAGATACCCGGTAGCGGATCCGGCTGGACTATTGTTGATGTGTTCGGCGGCAGCGGGCTGTTGGCTCATATTGCCAAGCGCGTTAAGCCTGATGCCCGTGTTATCTATAATGATTTTGATAACTACGCAGCAAGGGTTAAGGCCATACCTGACATCAATCGTTTACGCCGTTTAATCTCCGGCTACCTTGCGGGCTACGTCAAAAAGCAACGTATACCCGATGACGTCAAACAAGTCATAATCGGGGAAATAGAGCGCTTTGACGGCTACAAATGCCATGTGGTTTTAGCATCTTGGTTTTTGTTTAGCGGCCGCCAAGCGGCAAATTTAGAGAGGTTTTATCGCGCCGAGTGGTACTTTAAGCTGCCGCTCTCCGATTATCCGGTTGCCGATGACTACTTGGACGGCTTGGAGACAACCCGCCAGTCTTACGAGACGTTGATTCCGCAGTTTTCCGACGACCCGCAAGCATTGTTGGTGCTTGATCCGCCCTATTTATCCACTACACAAGCGGCTTATGCTCAAGACGGCCGCTTCGGCTTGGTTGATTACCTCAAACTTGTCAATCTTGTACGCCCGCCATATCTGTTTTTCAGCTCTACGCGGTCGGAGTTTATCGACTATATTGATGCGGTCGTGTCTATGCAGCTGGATAATTGGCATGTATTTGATCACTCTACCCGGCTAACCGTGCAGGCTAAGGTCAGCAAATATGCCTCATACGAGGATAATCTGGTGTACAAACTTTAGGCGTTTAAAAACCCCGTTTAACCTATCTTTAAACGGGGTTTGTTTTAGCGGATTTTTTGTCACCAGTTTGTTTGTCGGGTGGTGACAAAAAAATCGCTAAATGGTGACAAAACGCGCGCGATGTTACACTGCCGTCGGTATCCGTGTTTCAACACACAGCCGCCCGAAGGCGGCTGTCGTTGATATTTACCTGGAGCATGTTCAATAGCAAGTTTCAACACACAGCCGCCCGAAGGCGGCTGTTCATATTGCCCACAGAAACGGCAACTTCGTTTGCTGTTTCAACACACAGCCGCCCGAAGGCGGCTGTGACACTTGACGTTACCACATGGACACCTGTAAGCGTTTCAACACACAGCCGCCCGAAGGCGGCTGTAAACCGTCCATAAAGGGATCGGGGGCTAAAACCTGTTTCAACACACAGCCGCCCGAAGGCGGCTGTGTAGGTTTTGTTTCAAAAGATTTTGGAAACTCAATGTTTCAACACACAGCCGCCCGAAGGCGGCTGTATTCGATAAAACGGCGCAATGTCCGTCTCCCGTTGTTTCAACACACAGCCGCCCGAAGGCGGCTGTTTAATTTAGCTGTGTCGACCTTCCCGCCAAAATCAGTTGTTTCAACACACAGCCGCCCGAAGGCGGCTGTGCCATGCCCACAATATCGAATCTGGAACAGCAGCTAGTTTCAACACACAGCCGCCCGAAGGCGGCTGTTGAACACCCAAGACCCTATTTTGAAAGCGCTGGTCGTTTCAACACACAGCCGCCCGAAGGCGGCTGTTCGTTCCAACCAATAAAAGCATATTCGTGTCCGTGTTTCAACACACAGCCGCCCGAAGGCGGCTGTGTTTTGGCCGTGATTTAACACTTGACCAACAGATTGAGTTTCAACACACAGCCGCCCGAAGGCGGCTGTCAACTTGCAATTTATACAAGCCTGATTCTTGCTTTGTTTCAACACACAGCCGCCCGAAGGCGGCTGTCAAAAAGTATGAACCGGCAAGGTCGGCTCATAAGGTTTCAACACACAGCCGCCCGAAGGCGGCTGTTTTCTCATATGCATCAATACCGTGAACTTTCCACAGTTTCAACACACAGCCGCCCGAAGGCGGCTGTAGCTGCTGACCAACTGCAATTGATGCTTCAATCGGAGTTTCAACACACAGCCGCCCGAAGGCGGCTGTCATAGCAGCCTGATAAAACACACTGGCTCTGCCATGTTTCAACACACAGCCGCCCGAAGGCGGCTGTATGTCCGATATCGCCCGTTTCAGGGGAGAGATACAGTTTCAACACACAGCCGCCCGAAGGCGGCTGTTGATTGCGGCCAATCCGCATCTGCCGTTGGCCGAAGTTTCAACACACAGCCGCCCGAAGGCGGCTGTTTTTGTATTCACGCGCCGTAGCAGGCATGAACTGGTTTCAACACACAGCCGCCCGAAGGCGGCTGTCCGAACATCTTTGCAATATCCCTTTCCGTTCTCACAGTTTCAACACACAGCCGCCCGAAGGCGGCTGTTCTGAATGGTCAAAACATTAAAGGAAAACATTATGTTTCAACACACAGCCGCCCGAAGGCGGCTGTCTGTTTGGGATGGCAAAGGCGTTGCCACTAATACGGTTTCAACACACAGCCGCCCGAAGGCGGCTGTAACTTGCAATTTATACAAGCCTGATTCTTGCTTTGTTTCAACACACAGCCGCCCGAAGGCGGCTGTACTGTATTGAGGTAAAACATTTTTAAGTTCTTTGTGTTTCAACACACAGCCGCCCGAAGGCGGCTGTCCGCCAAAATCAGAAACTACCCCTTCTGAAATTGCAGTTTCAACACACAGCCGCCCGAAGGCGGCTGTCTAAGGCTTTTGCAAAAAGTTCTTTCTGCTCTTGAGTTTCAACACACAGCCGCCCGAAGGCGGCTGTATTACAAGACACGAGCAAGAATTAGTCATGATACAGTTTCAACACACAGCCGCCCGAAGGCGGCTGTCTAAAATATCGGGAAATAACTGACATAACAATCCTGTTTCAACACACAGCCGCCCGAAGGCGGCTGTGAAGCAACAGGCACATATTACGAAGCATTAGCCGTTTCAACACACAGCCGCCCGAAGGCGGCTGTAACAATTCTGAAGACTTTGCTAAAAGAACTGTGAGTTTCAACACACAGCCGCCCGAAGGCGGCTGTCTGTTTGGGATGGCAAAGGCGTTGCCACTAATACGGTTTCAACACACAGCCGCCCGAAGGCGGCTGTTTAGGGAAATGGCCCATCCCCAAATGCTTTAACCGAAGTTTCAACACACAGCCGCCCGAAGGCGGCTGTTTATGAAGGTAACGTTTTTGAGTTTTCTCAAGAGTTTCAACACACAGCCGCCCGAAGGCGGCTGTCTATTTGCTCTTGAACATAGCCTAAAAGCTGACCTTGTTTCAACACACAGCCGCCCGAAGGCGGCTGTGCGTTGCGTATTGTAATCGGTATGAGACTTGTAGTTTCAACACACAGCCGCCCGAAGGCGGCTGTCAAAAACTTTTTTAATTTCAGCAGGCAGCTTATCATGTTTCAACACACAGCCGCCCGAAGGCGGCTGTTCGTTCTGCTTATTCTTTTGTTTTACGTCAACAAAGTTTCAACACACAGCCGCCCGAAGGCGGCTGTTTGTATTTGGGATGACAATCAAGGGGAGCCTGATTATGTTTCAACACACAGCCGCCCGAAGGCGGCTGTTTGATGACAACGTGCCTATTCCAACCTTAACAAGGTTTCAACACATAGCCGCCCGAAGGCGGCTGTTCGTACACACTTGAGAATAACTCTCAATAACTCTAAGTTTCAACACACAGCCGCCCGAAGGCGGCTGTCGGAAACTGGCGGTAATAGCGTTCACGCTTTTGCAGTTTCAACACACAGCCGCCCGAAGGCGGCTATGTGTTTTAAATCAATGTTCCAAATCGCTCTCGTTTCAACACACAGCCGCCCGAAGGCGGCTGTCTTTTGAAAGGGGTCTCAAATGTCACTAATTCACCGTTTCAACACACAGCCGCCCGAAGGCGGCTGTTCAACCGCCTCATCGCGGGTTTGGATACCCACCGTGTTTCAACACACAGCCGCCCGAAGGCGGCTGTTCGTCAGAAAAATCATGGATTCGGAGTATGGAAAATGTTTCAACACACAGCCGCCCGAAGGCGGCTGTGCCGTTATGTAACCGATTCAAAAGGCAGGTTCATAGTTTCAACACACAGCCGCCCGAAGGCGGCTGTCGCCACCCGAGGTTTCTCGGCTCAGGTACGCTCTGTTTCAACACACAGCCGCCCGAAGGCGGCTGTGAGCAGGACGGCACGCTGCACTTTGACGCATGGGCGTTTCAACACACAGCCGCCCGAAGGCGGCTGTAATGTCTCACTTACTTCTGCCTTTCCTATGAAATGTTTCAACACACAGCCGCCCGAAGGCGGCTGTCCGCAGAGCCGAGCGATTAGCCAAAATGAATACGGTTTCAACACACAGCCGCCCGAAGGCGGCTGTCCGCAGAGCCGAGCGATTAGCCAAAATGAATACGGTTTCAACACACAGCCGCCCGAAGGCGGCTGTACATTGGCACGTAGCTATGAACAAGCTCGGTATGAGTTTCAACACACAGCCGCCCGAAGGCGGCTGTCATCGTTCTGCACGTGGATTTGGAGCTTCTTGCGTGTTTCAACACACAGCCGCCCGAAGGCGGCTGTTTCCGAGGCTCACAATCAGTAAAAAGCAAAATGTGTTTCAACACACAGCCGCCCGAAGGCGGCTGTCACTTTCATAATGTGGAGCAGTCAAAGTTAACATGGTTTCAACACACAGCCGCCCGAAGGCGGCTGTACTTTTCGAGTTTCTCAAAATTCTCGCTGCCTCCGTTTCAACACACAGCCGCCCGAAGGCGGCTGTAAATATTAAGCACTACTCCTCCGCCTGCAATATAGTTTCAACACACAGCCGCCCGAAGGCGGCTGTGTTCGCGCTGCCGGTCGCCCTGTTCCGCCTTATATCGTTTCAACACACAGCCGCCCGAAGGCGGCTGTATATACGCCTGCAGATTCTCAAGGCGGCGGAATCCGTTTCAACACACAGCCGCCCGAAGGCGGCTGTATTGCACGGCCTGCCTGTTTCAGGCATATTGCAACGTTTCAACACACAGCCGCCCGAAGGCGGCTGTGCCGACTGCTTGGCGGCTTTGCGGTCTGATGCGTTGTTTCAACACACAGCCGCCCGAAGGCGGCTGTTATTTCAGCTAAGGCATTATTTGAAAATATCGCTAGTTTCAACACACAGCCGCCCGAAGGCGGCTGTAAAAGCCAAAAATTGA